GCAGAATTTTTCCCGAGCACCGAAATCATGGGATGTAAACGAAACAGTCCCGTCATTCAGAAATACATTTCTTATTTGGAAGTGCTCGTTTCAAAGGATTATACCAATGAAATGGATTTTCTGGGAGAGTGCGGGCGATGGTGCTACTCTGAAATCATCAACGGGAATATGAGCGCCATTACTTCCACCATGTTTGGAATTCAGACGGCATCGGGTGGAAATGCGATTTTAATCGATGATTTGATGGGCGACCAAGACGTTGATTTGGATGCGAATGCGCTGGGACTTTACATTCCCGAACGCGAATTGTTGCGGCGAACTGCATTTGGATGGTTTGTTCGCATGTCGCCAGAACAAGTGCTGGAATCAAATACATTGATTGGAAAATATTTACTCTATTCGAATTCGTCGATACAATGAATATAAAAATTTAAATAAAACGAAATAAATTAAATATTTATTGTTCATATTTAGGAATATGTAGATATTATTCGTAGGTTGGCGAATTAAATGAATATTCTTATTTTTATTTCTAATAATAATATATACATATAGTTAATTATACATATTATCGACGGCGATGGACGCACAACAAATAGTAGACACTTTAACAGATGGAGGTGCAGCAGGACAACTTCGAACACTGTCGGAGGCGGTTGCAGCGTCAATAGCTGCAGATGGTGACGCTTCAGCAGCTATTGTAACGTCGGGTGCGGCAGGAGCACAACAACAGCCCCCACAACAACAGCCCCCACAACAACAGCCCCCACCACAACAGGGCCCACCACCCACACCCGATACTGTGGCCTGCGGTTCTCTTCCGACTGACGGTCAGGCGTACATTGTTCGACCAGGATTTTGTTTTCCAGATAATCGCACTTGTCATGGAAGTATTTTAAAAATTTTGAACAGTTCAATAATGGAATCATCTACTCAAGACATATTTAAGAGAGATTCGCTATTTAAAAACTTTGCAACTTCAGTGCCTCGAGATTTAGATGCAATGATTGATGTAACCAACGCAGCATTTAAAATAGACCCAGAAGTTATTCAGAATGCCAATGGCAATGTTGAGGATTTCAATACTTTTAACTATCGTAGTTTTTTCTTTACTGACTCGACCGATGACGCTTTAGTAAAATATAATAAAACTGGGCCACGTAGTAATCTAAATATGGTAAGATTAAGGTATGATGTAGGACAACCATATACACGACAATCGGCCAATTTATCAGTCGCCGAAACTGGTAATATGGACGATGCGGAAATTACAGAAATGCGAGCGGGTAGAAAGCTTGTTCCTACATTTCAACGTAATGTAAGTTGGACTATATGCCCGGCATTTTTTACATTTAGAATGTTACCATTAAAAAAAGGTTTTATGAGTGCATTTGAATATAGCAAAGATCAAAAAAGAAATATGGATAAATGTATAGGCGTACCCCATCCTAGTAATACTCATGTCAATGATGTATATCTGTATACGTTTGTTGATGGGGGAGGCCAATTTGTAACAAATAACACACAAATAAATAAGAAGACACGAAATCGATCAAACTCATTTCAAGCCGGCGATCTTCCGTATGAAGACGATTTTTTTATCTTTCCTACAGGTGTAGATGTGGTGGTGTGTGCACGATTTCCTGATGGAATATTATTATTCAATTATTCAGGAAATTTGACACCAATACCTCCATTTGGAACTATAGTAAAAGCAGAAAAATTACATAGAGGAGCACATGAACTTCCTGGTTACCCAGACCAGGTTACTCATGCTGCAGTATCAAATAGCTTAAATGGTGCGTTAAACACCTTATTAGGTGTTAATAGAGCCAGATTTTATGCACTCACTATCAGTTTAAATGGAGCTAATCCCCAATTAGATCGCGTTCCCGTTATTCAATCTGCAATTGTTGGAGCAGTTGGATACATTGCGATGATGTCAGCAATTAAACAAATCACGTTGACTGCTACTATGAAACAGTTTGGCGGCGGTTATAAGTATATGCCTCGCGGTAGTCGCCGCCATCGTCATTATAAGCATAAAAGCATAAAACGAAATAAATCAAAATCTAAATCTAAAGGAAGGGGGAGAGCGAGGGCGGCGTCCATGTTGAAATCTGCAAAACAAAGGTACTATAAAACGGGAGGAATGGGCTTGGGGCTTTTGCAAAGTGCGCCACAACCTTTACAAACTGAATCCCCGCTTATAGCTCAAGCTTCTCCCGTTTAGAACTGGAATAGTAAATAAATATACAAACAATCATGGTTTACATTTTTATAATAAAAATAAAAAAATGTAAATAATTTATTTACATGTAATCAACCAAGAAAATTAATTGATTCTGTTGGACTGAATGTCGGAAGATACAATGTAGATTGAATTCTCGGTGAGAATAATATACTCGGACTCGATTTTAAATATTTTTCCAATTGGGCTCGTGTATTCCTCCTCGCTTTTCACTAGAAGCTTCTCTCCATTTTCCTTGACACCAATAATTACTTTTTTTTCGATGGACTGGCTCCAATAATCAAGCATAATGGGTCGGTCTTCAACGATTGCCAGTTTGGATGCGTGTTGCATGCACATGTTGGATGGCAGACGAAATCCGCCGGCAGTTGCAGCGGCACTATTACTGCTGTTGTTGTTATTAGCGTTAGCGTTACTGTTACCGTCTGAAGAAGAAGGTTTTCCAGAATTTTGGCTCATTTTATTTTCAATTGTATTTTTATATAAATAACATGAATATATTCTTTAAATACTTAAAATCACAAATTATAAAAAAAATAAATAAAATTTCACATTTAATTATTTATTTATAAAAAATTATTATATTTACATTATTATAAAATAGAAAAAAATGAGTACATATTTTAAATTTAATTTATCTTGTTGGTCTAGTAAAAAAGAAATACTTACTGTTTATTCGTCTGATAAGAGACAAATTACAGAGTTTTTTAACAAACTCGATGACTATATGCATTTTTGTGGAACAAACGTGTCTGGTATCAAGGAGAATATGATTAGGAAAGTGAAGAAGTTTGTATATAATACCGACAACAAAATTATTCTACACTTATCAAATGATGATGGAATAAAAGCTAAAGCGGGAGACCGGATTGCAAAAAAAGCGGTAATAGGTTTTTGTAAAGATGGTAAATATAGAAACATGCGTATTTATCTCTTAACTGGAAAAACAATGCTTACACGTTCTGTTGAAGTGAAAGGAGTGCATTCGGTGAACCCAGATACAGATACTATTAATATTAAATTTAGAAAGCATGATGGTTTGCCATTATTAAGAATTGAAAACAACAGAAAAACGTTAACAAATATCAGTGACATAGATGAGTATTTATCAGAAGGTGGTGGTACATATCTGAAAATTGGTGATTTACAAGGAAAAGTAAATAAGTTAGAAAATGGAGAATTGATTGCTACGGTACCTGATCTTGAAACAAGTGATATACTAACAAATGAAGTTAGTGCGCAACTTCTAGCTATTAATGCTAATGACATTGACACATGTACTTCTGATGATTATTTGTTGGATATAAGGCAATTTGATATAGATAATTTTAATGACGTTCTCGAAGCGCTTAATTATGACGTTAATACGATAACATTAAAATTTCGTCAAGATAAGGAATTTAATATTAAAAATAAAGAATCTAATCATTATCTTCCAGAATTTATCGGAACGGCTGAGAATATTGAACGTCCTTATTCTATAAGGATAGGTGTATATTTTTTGCCTAAAGGAAAAGAATTAAAAGATTGTATTGAATTCAATTCTCTGCGTTATAAACATAAAGAATTTTGGCAGGACTGTGCCGATTTTTATGATTTAATTGATGATGTGAAGTATTCTGGTTCTGTAGATTCTTTGGGGCCTAGTACAACGCCACCACCACCGGATAGAAAACCAAATCCGGAAGGACTGTTAACATTTAAAATAAAGAATCAAGGTTATACAGGAATTAATGGTGACAGGCGATTGTATATACGTGTATCATACCATTATAGGGGGGAGGCACCTGATTTTGGTTTTTATGTCCATTAAAAAATAAAATAAGAAAAAATATAAAATTGAATCCAATCATATTTTATTGACAATTCAAAAAAATATTTTTAGACAACCACCAAAATTTTTTTCAGCAATCCATCTAAAGTAAAAACCTCCTTTTGAAATAAAATGAAATAAATAGTTATTTAACTATTTTATATTTATTTAGTAACTTAATTTTATTTATCATAAATAAATAAATATTTTTATGTTATGGTATAATATAAAAAAATAATATAAAAAATAATGGCACGAAATACTCCTAGAAGTCAAAATGGCAGGTCGGCAATTGCTCGCAAGGCAATCTTTAGCGCAACCGGAAAAACGGATGGCATGTATACAAACACGAACAACGGTGGAGGTATGCGCAAAGGTGGAGCGCAACCATCTGCGACCGGATTTATGATTCCGTTTGGTCGCCGACACATGATTGCAGTTCCGGCTCTTAATGCCAACTATTTGTTCAACTGGACGCCTTATATTGACGCAGGACGGCGCGCATACGGCACAAACCTGGGATAAGTAAGCGATGAGCGACGATAAAGCATGCGATGCAAATGTCATACGAACATATACAATTCAATTATATTACACAAGTCATGCGAAACAATGAAATAAAATATTTATGAAAAAATAATAGAGAGATTTTTTTCATAAATGATAATATTGAATAAATAAAATAAATATATTTTTTTATTGTTAATAAAAATGTTGCTTATCAAAGTGGATTTTAGAGAGAAAGACCTTATTGCATTATTGCAATTAAAAATGATGAATGATGTAAATGACGATAATAATTCTATAAAATTAAAAGTGGATAATTTAAAAATTGGCGATGTTGCATTTATAGAAACGGATAAAAACGAGAATGAAATTGGTGATGAGTTGCTTATATTCGAGAGAAAAAGTTTAAATGATTTGGCATCCAGCATCAAAGACGGCAGATACGCTGAACAATCATTTCGACTGGACGGGTATCAAGCCGTTCCAAATCATAATATTGTTTATCTCATTGAAGGCGACCTTTCAAAGTATCGAGAGAATCAGTTCAGTCGAATTAATAAAAAAACGCTGCTATCTTCTATGTTTTCTATACTTTATTACAAGGGATTTTCGGTAGTTAGAACTATGAATGTTGTAGAAACGTGCGACTTGGTTTGGAGCTGGGCAGACAAGTTGGATCGCGAAATGGTTAAAACAAACATAAAATCTGGTTCTAAAAAAAACCCGTATTATAAAAGTGATGTTACTTCTTCTACTTCTTCTACTTTTACTTCCAATTCCGATTCCGATACTACCGTCGCGGAAAATAACGAGAATATGCAGTTTCACATTGAATTCAATGAAAAGCATGAGGAATGTGATAAAGTTGTAGCAGCACAAGCAGCACAACCATACCCATACGATTATTGCAGCGTGCTAAAAGTAAAAAAAGATAAAAATGCAAATGTGACGCCAGAAAATATTGGAGTCATCATGTTGTCCACGATACCGGGAATAAGTTCGAAAACGGCAATTTCCATTATGAATGAGTTTAAAACGATAAGACAGCTTATAAAATCATTCGAACAAAACGCGCATTGTTTAAATAAAGTATGCATTGAAACGAATGGCAAATCGCGCAAAATCACGTCCACTTGTATTGAAAATATACGAAAGTATTTATTGAACATGTAAAATAAAATGTCATGATTCATTTATTGTCAGTGGTGGTATTCGAAAGGTTCTAAGGAATGTATATACTTACTTGATCACCTTCATAGTACCCCGAATCAATTAAATGTTGGGTGAATTTCGGACCTCCCCAGTTCGGATCCATGGGGTTCGGACTCATACCAGAATCTTGCTGAATGTAATTGAGCATATCAAGTGGTGTCACGTCGCCCATATTGAAACCGGATGCGTCAAACCCGGGATACGAATTTGTATTGTATGGCGGGTCATTTCGATTCGAATCCATCAGCTTTGTAATTGGCGGCAAACGATTTGCATCAGCAGCGGTCGTCGCGTCAATCATGGGCGGCAATCCGCCTTGTAAATCGACAGGGGACGGGCGTATTTTATAAATGTTTTTCCCCTGAGCGTCGTTTGTTTGTTGCAGATACAAAACCGGACAAACGATTCCTTGACTTCGTTGCCATTTCGTGAATTCTACATAATCTTCTAAATTGTTAAACTTGATGGGATTTACTCCTGGAACTTTAGCAACCTTTGAATTATACAAGTAGATTTCAGTTCCCTTTTGTATTAAAATATTCGGGCACCTGTGCGGCTGATTGCTGACAAATCCTTCTGCTGAAACAGAATAATTTACCACGAAATAAAGTCCAAGAATAAAAACTACAACCGTAAACAATAGCGTATTTGAAATGTGACTCGATATTTGTGGAATTGAAATATTTACCATTTTTATAAATTTTTATAAAATAACCAACTGTATTATTTTTGTTATGCTCTACTTGTTATATTTGTTATATTATTATTATAAGTAAAGAATAAAATATATTTAATTTTATATATAAATATTTTTTATATAAATATATTTTATTTTGTTAGATTTTATATTATTTAGATTTATTTTATAACCAAAAAAAGTAATAAAATATGGTTAAACTTGCGTATGATC